ATATCCATTATACTTTTACTTCACTACGAACCATGCTCGGGGTAGTGGCAGGCACGGGAGGCTTTGATATGCCACCACCACTTTGAGCTGTGGTTTCTGTTAGTAATCTTGACAATCCTCGCTCTCCTTCTGGTTTACCCATCTCTAAGGGACTTACCCCAGCATAATCCAAAATCTTGTTAAATACCTTTCTTGTTCTTGGGTCTTGCAGAATAGTCGGATTAGAACCTATGATTGTTAATACTGTTTGTAAGGTAGCAATCTTAGCGCTTAAATCTATCTGTTCTCCTGTGATAACAATATCAACTTTATATTTAATATTATCGTAAAAACCTTTCGGGATTTTAATGTATCTCTGGTCTGTCTTGTTTAACCTCTCTTCTTCTATGCTTCTAATAAGACTTACAAATCGGGCAGAAGGGATAGTTCTTTTTTTAGCCAAGAAGTCAAGTATCCTTCTTTCAGTTCTGACACTAACAATCAAACCATCAAGTTTCTCTATTTCGGCTTCATCTCCCATAAAGTTTAAAATATGCTCGCCTTTGTTTTTCTTTTTAAAAGCAGGAATTATAACATCTAACAAAAGATTCCTTAAAAACATCCCAATGTCCTCTTGCTTCATTTTGAAATATCCTGTTGCCATCTGGGTCTGTAGCACAGAAGAACCTAATGGAGTTCCTGCTGGCGCTCTCTGCCCTCTAACCACATCATAAGAAAAAGTCTTTTGGTCAGAGTTCATATCCCATCTTGTTTCCTCTTGGGAATAAGCAGCAAGATTTCTTTCCTCTACGGCAACTGGAGTAATCTCAGACCGCACCCTTAATACTTCTCCGTTTACGGTATCTACCAATAAGTTCCTGTTTACCATTTCGTCTCTGGACTGGAATATGTGTAGAGACGACCATCTTAATCCTTGAGCTTTTAAATTTACCAGCTCGTTCATTCTGATTTGGTTTTCAAACATTATCTCCATTACACCCTTTCCCAGCCACCTTCCAGGAACCTTCTCCCAGTGAACTTCTCTATAAGGCAATTCGCTTATTTCTGTTTTATGTAAAACAAGCCCCTGCCCTTTTCCAGCTTTATGATAAACAACAAATAAAGCATTAGAATAACCTTCCTCTTCCCCTTCTTTCAGCCATTCATTTTTAGCTTCTCCGCATCTTTCCCAAATCTCAATAAATCTATCTTCTTTCTTTTTTGAGATTTTGCCTTGTTTCTTTCTCCAGTCGGCAATTACTTCTTCAATGTTTTCCCAGTTCCTTTTTCTTAATTCCTGCGGAGTATAAAGATGCCTTTCAATAACAAAACCCGACTCTTCAAGACTGTCTGCTGTCGGGTCTTCAAACAGGTTAGCCAGCCTAACCAAGATGGGTTCTCCCTGAATAGTTTTTATTACTACCGTTCCATATTTAGGAAGAGTATAAATGATTTTATTAATAAGCTGCCCAAATTTCTTTTCTTTCATCCACATCCTTAATCCCTTTCCAAGAAACCAGGCTGGGTAATAAGACTGTCCTTCCTCTGCTATCAACTTAATATCTTTTGTATCAATATCTGTGGCTTTGGAACCTACAGCACACCTAAAATTAGAAATGTTATAGAAATGCTTTTTCAATCCTTCACTATCTCTGTTGCCCGTTTTAAATTGAGAGTTTAAATAAAGCTCTATTAACTCCAATAAATCCTTTTGCGTAGGAGCATAAGAAGGATTTGAAGATATTTCTGTCTCGTTACAGAATTTTACCTCTGATTCAACTTGTTCAAAGATTGTGTTTTCCATTATTTAGATTTGGTTGGCTTCCAGCCTTCGTGTATTCCCCACAAAAGCCTTATAGCTCTTTTAGCGGCGGATACGCTTTTGCAGGTTTGTTTCTTAGTCCACCTGCCGCCTTTTTTATGATAAATTGTCTTGCCTTTTCTACGATATGGCATATTTATAAATAAACGTTAGTTTTTTGGCGTTTCCTTGAAATCTTTTTAAGCTCCTCTTTAATGGGCTCTTCTTTTCTAATTCCTCCTGTCAGCCCCCATACTGCCAGAGCCAGAGCAAACACCTCATCGTCATGGATTCCCTGCGGGGCAGCATACTTATAATTCCCAGAATCTGAAACCTCATAAGCAAAAGACTTTAATTCTTCTACTAAATGCTCCTCTGGCGGAATAGTAATCTTGCCTTCTGAAATGTATATTCTTAATTTATCTATCAGTTTTCTTTTAGAAGAATTAGTAAACTTGAAATCATCTACCAATAATCCTTCGTCTAATAGGTCATCATATATAGGTTCTCCCAATCCCGTGCTGTCTATTATTACCCTTGCCTTGTTGTATCTCCTTGCTATAGAGATAATCCTTTTCTTCTGATAAGGATAATGCATCTTGTTAATCCTTTCGTGATAAACAAGAGCATTGGTATATTGGTCTATTACATCAATTACAGTAAAGTCCTCGTGTTTCGCTAAATCTACTCCCAGAACATAATAATGATTGCCGATAGCGTCTTTTAAGCATTTATCATTTAGAATCTTGCTGATATCTTCATATCTGAACACGGTTGACGCTCCTTCCACAAAACTACCCTCATACTCCTGATGAAATAAATCTGTGGGTATCAACTTCTTTGCTCTATCCCAGTCCACCCTTGGAAAGTAAGGATTATCTTTTGAAGTAAACTGGAAGTTCCCATCGGGTTTTACCTGCAACCATCTCTCATAGAACCAGTTTCTACCCTGTGGTGTTGAAATGAACAATGTCTTTCCGCCTTTCATCTGGGTAGTGGGAAATATGTATTTCTGAAAAACATCTTTTGAAATCTTGGCTGCTTCGTCCACAATTACCAGATGATACCTTTCTCCCAGAATGCCTACTGGGTTCTCTGCTGACCTGCATTCTAGTGTACTTCCCCAGGGAGTCATCATCTTAGGAAAAGGTCTGCTTGATACTCCAGATTGCAGAGAAGGGAAAGCTTTTAAAATCCATTTAACAATATTATCAAACACTCTCTGGGTTAAATCGTAGGTCGGCGCAATAATTAAAATCTTTCTATCGTTTACTAAAAGAACTTTTAAACAAAGATAAGCGCATAAAAGACTCTTCCCGAATCCTCGCCCTGCTGATATGACAATGTCTCTGGATTTGCTCTTTAATATCTTCTGCTGACACTTATGAGGATACCAACCAATTCTCTCTTGTAGTTTTTTATCTGTTATGACCTTAGCCATCTTTTATTTTCCTTTTTTATCATCCATTGAACCGTCTTGGTCAAACTCTCTTCAAATCCTACTGGCATCTTCCAACCTAGTTTTCTGAGCTTGTCATCTTTTAAGCAATAACGGAGGTCATGTCCAGGTCTTGAGCTGTGGAAATCCACCATTTCATACTTCAATGGCTTATTTAAGACCTTTGCTATGAACTGTGCCATTTCCAGGTTATCCACCTCTTTCTCTCCAGTAATATGATAATCCTCTCCGACTACTCCATGCTTTACCAAGAACAAGTAAATATCTGCTACGTTTCTGGCATGAATATAGAATCTACTTCCTGCTTTGGTTTTATCTTTGTTGGCATGAATTGTAAGGGTTTTTCCTGCCATTACATAATTAACTATCTTTGGAATAAACTTCTCTGGGTGCTGCCTTTCGCCAAAAACATTCATAGTTCTTGTAATGGTCAAGGGAAGCCCATAAGTATGCCTGTAAGCCTGTGCTAACACCTCTCCTCCTACTTTGGCAGCTGCATAAGGATTTGTAGGGTTTCTTCTGTCATCTTCCGAAAAGCAAGTATTTCCTAAAGCTGGCCCAAAAGCCTCATCAGTAGAAAAATAGAAGAAGCATTTAAGGGAATCAATCTTCCTAGCCAAATCCAGCATATTCATCGTTCCTATCACATTAGCCATTACAAAGGGTGCTGGGTCTTGTATGCTTGAATCTACATGAGTTTCTGCCGCTAAATGAAAGATATAGTCAACATTGCCTATTTCTTCCATCACTCCTGGAGAAATCGGGTTGGTTATATCTGCTGTTAAAACCATTACTCTCTTATTATCAAAAGCGTCTATGTCTCTTAGCTTATCAAAACCGTTGCTGGCATAAGTCAGTTTGTCTAATACAACCATTTCCCAGTCTGTATTCTTTAGAAAATGCTCTACAAAATGATGACCTATAAATCCACATCCGCCAGTTATTAATATTCTCATATTTTTAATATTCTTTTAGCTGCTTCTATTCTGCCCCTCTTTCTAAGCTCTCTGGATTTAGCATACTTAATTGCTTGCTCTTCTAATTGCCTCTTAGTTTTATCAGGATGATGCTCTTTAAATAGGGGATGATGCATCATTTCTCTTACTTGTTCACCTATTGACTTCATAGTTTTACCTATTTTTATCCATATACCTTTCAGAGGATATGTTTTAAGATTAAATATTAAGATGTGTGTTTTGCTCTATATCGTTATTTATCTATTGACTTGCCCTATAAATTAGTTATAGCTTGTTCTATAATTGTCTGAAATCACTTTATCCTGAGAGATGAGTATACATATTAT